AAACACGAGTTCGTAGAGAGTTTGTGTCTTGATGGAAGTTTTCAGGGCACTGCTCCTGCAGCCTTGAAATAAAATCATTAAGTCGGATGTTGACCGTTCCTTGGTAGAAGTCACCAATCTTTGGTCTAACTAAATCTTTTAACTGAGTCTTGTGGTACTGTGTAAACATGTTATCTCCTATGTGCTGTATCCGTAGCTTTTAATCTTCAACGCATCCATAGCACCGGGTCGTACTGGTTCGCTATTCTCAGGCACATACACCTGCCCATCCTTCATGTGGTTAAAAGTTCGTGGCGTGGCTGTGTGTTCTGTGCGCTCCATAAGTAATGGCTCTACCCGAATGTAGCTGTGGCTATTTCTATTCTTTAGGTTCGGGTTTCCTGCTGCTAGTTTCATGTGTTCTGTTCCTTTAGCCATTCTTGAATGCGAACAAATGCAACTAAATAATTACCATTCTCGGCAAGCCGTGTGGCTTCCAAGAATTGCGCCTCCGTCAGCCCCACCCAAGGGCGTTGTTGTGGGGAGGTGTAGATTTCCGTCAACTTTTTAGCTTTCGGATTACTGTCAAAAAAATGATAAACATCTACAATTTTGTTTGCCCATGCGTCATTGGGAGTGCGCCCAAAATTCTCATTGGTTAATTTGTCTAATTCTCGTTCTATAAGTTTCAAACAAATTTCGTGAATTTGAGCCGATGGGGGCAAGTTAAATTTGTTACTATATGAGCAGTCACACTGGCCCGCTGGATACGCTGGCATATTGTGTACAGCGCAGTCGGAATCATGTGGGCAGCAACGGTACTCAGGCTCTTGTGCTGGCTGTGCTGCGAGTTCTTTGCCTCGATGTACCCCACTCATGTACGCAATGGTCAATTCATCGCCGTTGTCAGGCTCTTGCTGTGCCAAGGCTGCTTCAATGGCTGCAATTGCAATGCTTGTTTGCGGATAAAAAACCGTATCACCTAATTTCAACGCATAAAGCGCAAGTTTCAATGCTTCGTCTTTCATATCTGCCACTCCTGCGCTATTGAACACCAGTCCGTAGGCCATGCACCGATAATGGTGTAGCCCTGCACAATGTCTTCTGTAGGCTCTCCCATCTTGTAGTAATGGTTTGGCCTAAACGACATGAGTTTCTCGTCATGGTGCTGAAGTTCAACTGTTATCCTTTTCCCTCTTCTTAGGGTTGCGGGTAGTTCTTTGATAATTTTCATTCCACCACCTCCTGCTTTGCAGTCAAAGATTCCAAGCGTTTAATCCGTGCCACGTTGTAGGCCACGATCGCGGTGTGGTACTCCATGCTTGATTGATGGCGTAGCTTGGTGCGCTGCGCTTGTATCAGTTCCTCGGCGATCAGTTCGGCAGGGGTCGGCATTGTGTAGTGGTCTTTTAGCCACGCCCATACGTTTTTTAAGTGGTTCATTTTGTGTTCTCCTTTATCCGTGTTTCAAACAAACGCAACACCATTTCACGGAACAAAGGTTGGTATTGGCTCTGTCGGTAGGCATTGAGCAGGTGGCTGTCTTCCATATCCCTAACGGGTATTTCCCTGCCATCTTTTGTTTTCCATACCTCCGTCCAAAAATTGCGTCTTGCTTCTCGGTCTTCCCAAGCACGTTCTGCAAGGGCAATATCGCCAGCCATTTCGTCGTAATACTCGCTCATTTTGTTTCTCCTCTTGCTCGAATAAATGCTGCTACGGTGTGCTTGTCGAACCCATGCCATTGCTCCCATTGTTTTGCAACCTTCTCACGCTCGGCTTCAGCGACTAGGACGGCAAAGGCTTCAAGGTCTTCTGTGTTTGCTTCCCATTGAACGCCATATTGACTGCTCATCGTAATGCCAGCCTGTCTAGCCATGTCCATTAGTTCTTGGTTCATGCAACCTCCTACTTAATCTCAATGTCAGGGACAATGGATGCTGGCTTAAAAATTACACGGTAGTGGTACGTGCTTACCTTCACTGGCTCCAACTGCTCGACAAAGAACGTCACGTTGTCCGACAGCCCAAGAAAATGCTTCTTGTATGTAGTCGGCCCTGTCTTGCAGGTCAGTGAAAGTTCTCTCGCCTTGTCGTAGTTGCCAAGCGAACATAAGCCCTCAATGGTCATCATGTAGTCGCCCGTTACGCCGTTGTAGAAAACTACACGCCGTGAGACCTCGAAGTTGTCAGCGGCTTTGCTCATGTTTTTCGATGCGATGTCAGCATCAGATTGGCAACCCACAATAACAAAAACGGGGAATACCATTATTGCTGCCATTGCGCCGCAAGCTATCGTTTCTTTTAAGTTCATTTTATTTCCTCGGTTTTTGGATACTTTAAATTCTGTGCGTAATTTTTGGCTTGTTCGTAAGCGGCTTTTTTATCAACGTCGCCAACCCAAAAACGCCTTTCATACTCCCAGCCAATGTCATACCAACATTTTGTTTCGACAATCCATTCACCATCTGCGTCTAACCGTAGTCGTACTCTCATGCTTCTCTAGCCTCCATCATTGCGTCTGCGTATTTGTACGCTAGTTCTGCTATTTCAGAAATGCCCATTGCAATTTCTGCGTCCGTCAATATCCCCTGCAAAGCCTTGGCTGCAAAGTAATCACGCAGGGTCATGCCTGTGTTCATATTTGGAACTGGAAATGCCAGTGTGTCGCTTCTGTTTATCAAGTATTCTTTCATTTGAATATGCTCCTTGTTAATACAGTTTTAGTTGGTTCGCACTGCTTAGACTGCGCCTTGGTGCTGCTGAAGTAGCCGATGGCAAAGCAGATGGCGGCAAAGACCCCTACACACTTAACAAACGTCATCAGGTTGTCCCAAAACCGCTCGAACACTGTTGGGGTTTCTTCGTCTTCAACCAATTGAATTCTTATCTTGCTCATTTCTTTCTCCAAAAAAATGTTAAACTTTTTCCCCGTCTTTGATGTAAGACTCAGACATCTTTTCCCCGATCCAGTAGCCATCTTTGTTTAAACTCATGCCGATCTCAGTCATCTCTTCGTGAGTTCTGCATCGTCTATCTACACCGTAGCTGCCTGTGCGGTGTTTATCAAATGCTCCAGTGCTGTTGAAGTATTCTTTACAGCCTTGGCACTGATTCCTATTTCCCTTTAACAACTTCATTGCTTGCCTCCTGCATAGTTTGTTTAAACAATTCGTCGCAGATTAACTCTGCAAAGGATTGACCGCTAGGGAATCGGATCTGAGACGCAGTGTTTGACTTAACAACATCCGCAGCCTTACTGATTCCATCATTGAACCCTGACACATACTGACTGTCTGTAGCCATACGCATCAAGATCCCCTCACGAATAACTTTAGCCATCGTTACCTTCTTCTGCTTAGAGAACTTCTTCAATCGGATGTGTTCATCCTCATTGAGGTAAGTCATAAAGGGTTTTAGTTTTTTAAAAGGCAGTGCCATTTGTTTTCCATTCTTCAAATTCAACCAACAGACTGTCAAAAGCTTTCTTCGCCTCATCTTTGCCATTGAGTTCTGTTCTAGACTCAATCTTGCAAAGACCACAAAGCAACTCAGCGGTTTCATCTTCTGACAACGGTTTGCCTGAGTAGATCTCTTCCATAAACTTTTGGAAGACATGACTGCGACATAGGATGCCTGCAATCGTTACTCGGTTCTTGTAATCTGTGTGAGACTCATCATCTTTAATACGAGCCAAGACACACATGTAACGTGCCCCAACAAAATCACGAAGCAGTTCTTCGGGAGCCTCATCGGGATGTAGAGATAGAGTCAAAACAAAACCTGTTCGATCTTGTTTCAACGCCACTTTCCTGCATTCAAATTGCAGTGCCATGATCAGAAGGGAATATCTTCTTCAGGAAACTCTTGGGCCTGTGATTCTTGACGAACACTGCCGCCTTGTTCTTGTGGAACAAAACGATTCACAGCTAAAGAAAGAAACGTGCGACCATTCTTGTCTTCACGTTTCCATCCGCTTAACTTAATGATGGTCAGTCCATCTTCTGTTTTGATCGCAGTCAAGTCTTTAAGGTTTACACGAATCTCACCCCAGTAGTCAGGAGACTTAGGGTTGTTCTTTGTGGTCTGCTTGTTAAGAGAGCCGGAATCGGGAAGTGGTTTGTAGGGAGTGTTGTATGTAGCCACGATTTATCCTTGCAAGGTTTTTTTGATTTCAGAAAATTTAGTAAGAACCTGAGCGTGAAGTTCAGGGTGTGTTTGCTTCAGCGAGTCAAGCTGCAGCTTATTGCTTGCCCAGTAGCTACTGAGTTCTGCAACGGTGGAGCAGGTAGATGTGAACTGAATCATCATCCCTGCAAATGCGTTACGGCTTGCGTCACTGTTGTCCCACTCGGCGGGTTGGACAGCAACATGCTTCATCTTGGCAACAGGCTTTGTTTCCTTGATCTCGGCATCTACATCCGTCTCAGGCAAGTCTTCACCTGCATAGATATACAGGCCAAGTCCGTGCATGGCAATCGCCTTAACCAAGCAGCGCATGATGGATGTGTTTACATCAAACGAGTTAGGTGTAGGGATTGGTTTGTTGCGGAAATCCAAGACAGGCAACATACAAGTCATAGGCTTATCAAACATGGTGACGGTTACCCATACCATGAACGAGTTACCTACAAACATCAGAGGTGTTCCATCAAACATCTCTACCTTGAAGTTGGCCTTTGGATCAGCCTTTAGCACCTCTGCCCAAGCCCATGCCCATGACAGGTAGGTAAGACCATTCTTCTTCTCAGTATGGTCATTGACGTTTATCTTTAAAAGATCAGTTTGATCCATTTTTTTCTCCTTGATATTGCTTGCACCACTCTGCAACTCCGCAGTAGTTTCCTGCACACCTGCGGGGTTCTCCGAGTCTTGTTTCGACATATCCTTTTTCCTTTTCTGCCATTTCCTTGGCTTCTTGCTCACTGGTTAATACACGAATCGCAGTCTTGCGACCCTCTCTCTTCACGGCAAATGTCGTTTCCGACATCCAACGTTCTTTGTCGGAGCAGGGAGGTGGTTCCTGTCCGAAGTCCATAACCATCTTTGCTTCCTTGTGAGCGTTTAAACGGTTACGGATAAATTCTTGTGCCTCGGTTGCACTCCACAAAGGGATATCAACAATCACAATAGAAGCTTCGGGGTAGTTCTCACCTGTCTTATTGCCGCTCCAGTCACGTAGGAAGGCACAGATCTTTAACCCAACAACCCGCTCCTTCTTTACTGTCTCAACGAACCACTTATACATATTGAGTTGTTGAACCCACTCGGCCTTTTCGTTCATCACCGACCACACAGAGGTGACCTTGTAATCCCAAACGATTGTTCCTGCGGGGATGCGCTCTTGGATGTCGATAGCACCGCTGATGGTTGTCCCATCGATATCTGCATAGAGACGTTCCTCGTAGGTGCAGTTCTCAGGCATCACGGTGTCTTCCATCACCTTATGCAGTGCAGTCCCAAGGAAAGTGTACATCTTGTCAGAGATGTCCATCTCCATCCTGTCGTTGTACTGTTCTCGTAACAGTGCAACTTTAGGTGGTGTCAAAAGACCTGTGACACTATAATCAGACTTGCCTTTGGTGTAATCGTCTCTAGACATTGCTCTCACTAAAGCTATTGGTAGGTCGTATTTGTTTGTAACTCTCATTCATCTCTCCAAGGTTGTTTATGATTCCCGAACACAATGATAGTGATGTTATCACAGAAAAGCAAGCGATATCAATAATTATTTTTGGTGAGCCTGCAAGTAAGGCAAGGCAGGTGTTTATCTATGCTTTGGTTGATCCAAGAGATGCAAATGTTCGCTACATTGGAAGATCTTTTGTTCCCGAAGATAGGTACAAAAGGCATTTAATAGACAAGTCTGAAACGCACAAGACCAGATGGATTAAGCAACTTAAAAGTGTTGGGTTGCAACCAGAATTAAAAATTTTAGATGTTGTAAGCGAACAACAATGGTCAGATGCTGAACGTCAATGGATGTCCAAATACAAAGATTTAACCAATAGCTGCGCTGGCGGTTATGGAATTTTGTGCCCATCGACAGAGACACGTATGAAGATGAGAAACAAAAAGCTAGGGCAAAAACAAACAGAAGAACACCGAGCAAGAGTTTCTGCTGCACACAAAGGAAAGAAAAAACCTTTAAGAACGGCAGATCACAAAGCAAAATTATCAGCTTCTGGGAAGCAGGTAGTTAGGACACAAGAATGGAAAGAAAAACTCATCAAATCGAGGATGCTTCGTAAGCCACGCTCTAACTCAGGCTACAAAGGAGTTTGCTTTGACAAAAGAAGAGGAACATACGAGGCTTACATTCAAAAAAACAGTAAGAAAATTCAATTAGGGAGATTTTCTTCTGCAGTGGATGCAGCATTGGCGTACAACAATGCAGCCATAAATTTTGGTTGGCCTATTGAGGGTTTAAACAAACTATGAATAAAGTAAGTTTTACGATACTGGGGGAACCAGCCAGCAAGAGCAACTCACGTCGTGTAGTGAGGTTTGGGGGGATGTCTCGCCTGATCAAGTCTCAGAAGGCGTTGAACTATGGCGATGCTTTTTTACAACAGTGCGAGAAAATTCCTGTCCTGATGACCGGAGACTTGAGGGTTACTCTGCACATTTGGTACGCCTCACGCAGACCTGACCTTGATGAGAGCCTGATCCTAGACCTTATGCAGGGGCTAATCTACGAGAACGATCGTCAGGTTAAGGAGAGGCATTGCTACTGGCATCTAGACAAGGAAGAGCCGAGGGCGGAGATCTTGATTGAGTCTATAGAAGATGTCGAGCCAAAAAAGAAGCCCCGAAAGACGCAAGCCAATCGGGGCTAATCAAGGAGAGGAGAGCTACATGAACAACGTAGCGTTTAAATTATACGGCATCCCTCAAAAATATATTTTCAAAAAGCTGTTGACATCCTAAAAAATCATGTACACTGCGAACAGTTGCCGTAGGAAGTGACTAGCGAAAACCGTTTACTCATGCCTCTTCTACCTTCGGGTAGTTCCTACAGGGGGCAGTAGTAAGCGGTTTTTTTTTACTTTTTTTGGAGGGAAAGCTGCCATCAATGTGGGTTCATCCACGAGCGGCAAGTACCTCCACCACATTTTGGAGATGAACACATGACACGAACTGAATACCGCAAAGCCCAACGAACCCGCATTGCTGCAGAGCAATCTGCAATTGCTAGAGAACTAGGCTTACCAAAAGGTCTTATTCAGTTTGCAAAGCGTCACGGTGTTTTGCCGGAAGCGATTCGCAATGAGCGTTTGAAGTACCCATACCCTATGTAAGCTGGGTTTTAAACCGTACTCCACACGATAGCAAGCGTTCAACCTGACGGCGTGGAAGAAAAGGGTACACGGTATGCGACTGTGTGATTGATGATGATGAGTGTGCAGACTGATGCACGATGGGCACAGGTAGCCATCCCTGTTTTCTCTGTAATCGGTTACGGCTGCTACATGCGGCTGAGGATTACAAGCTGGATTTCAGTACCAGCCATCATCATCAATCACATAGGCTAGGGGGCAGTTCCCGAACAATCCGTGCGACTGGTCTTATATGCAAGTCGAGGGGTGCAGCTAACGCTGCCATGCATATGCCGATAGGCGGTGAAACCAATCTCCTCCTTACTCCATCCTTACATGGGGTAGGGGGGTCTTTGGGTGAAAATAAGTACATAGCCCCTCAAGGGGCTTACAGGGATTAACATCAAGGAGAACAAAATGGATCTTGCACAATTGCGGTCTGATTGGGATAGGATTAAGAGTGGTGATGGTGGGCATTGCCCTGTCTGTGATAGATGGGGAAAGATATACCCAAGGGGTATCAATAGAACGATGGCTAGATCTTTGATTTGGCTTGCAGCTAAGAGCAACGAGGGTAACTGGGTTGATGTTCCTAACACTGCCCCTGCTTGGATTCTGCGTTCAAACCAACTACCGACTTTGCGTTGGTGGGATATGGTTGAGAGGAACGATACAGAGAAAAGTTCAGAGAATAAACACTCCGGAATGTGGCGTGTAACTACCTATGGCAAACTGTTCGCAGAAAATAAAATTGATGCACCCGACAAGGTGTTTACATACAATGGTGAAGTCGTTGGGCGAAGCATCAACATGACGAAAATCACCTCATGTTTTGAGTACGATTTCGACTACGATGAAGTCTTCCATACTTTCAATTCCTTCTATTCGGAGTAGCCATGACACGAAACTATAAACAAGAATACAAGACACAAGTTTCAAGAGATGAACACCCCGACCGAATGGAACGACAGCGAGCAAGACGCAAGCTTGACGCTAAAGGCGTAAGCCGTGCAGGTAAAGATGTAGCCCATGTGAAAGCCCTGTCCAAGGGCGGCACAAACAAAGATGGGATTACATTGCAGACACCTGCAAAGAACCGAAGTTTCCCAAGAAAATCTAACGGTTCAATGAAATGATCACAGAGCAGCTAGTGAATGCCGCTAAGGGCGGCAGGATTACCTGTCCTTACTGTTCCTCCGATAGGAAGAAATCTACAACTAAAGACATGACCGTTTCCAATAGAGAAGACGGCGCAGTTGTTTACCATTGCCACCACTGCTCTGCCAGTGGTTCAATACAGCCCACCAAGAAATTAACTCTCGTCAAGGAGAAGAATGTGCCAGTCGCTATAACCGTTGAACAAACAAACCTACAACCATTCCACTACGACTACCTACTGTCTCGTGGTATTTCAAAACCAACCGCAGACAAGATGAAGCTGTTCGGTGCAGATAAATTCTTTGCCAAGCTAGAACGAAACTCAGATGCCATTGGCTTCCCATACTACCGAGAGGGTAAGTTGGTGGCGGTTAAATACCGCAGCTTCCCTGATAAAGCGTTTACACAAGACGCGGGCGGGGCACATGATTTCTTTGGGATTGATCTCCTTGAGAAGGGAAAGCCCATCATCATTGTCGAAGGTGAGATTGACTGCCTTACCCTAATGGAAGCAGGTATACCAAATGTGGTGTCAGTTCCAAGCGGCGCACCTATCAAGGTTGCAGACGGCAAGGTAAAGCCTGAAGAAGACAAGCGGTTCGGATATATATGGAACGCAGAGGAGTATTTAAACGCAGCACCCTATGTGATCCTTGCCACAGATCAGGATGTTGCAGGTCAGGCATTAGCCGAAGAGTTGGCTAGGCGTATTGGTAAGGACAAGTGCAGACTTGCCAAGTTCCCCACCAAGGATCTCAATGAGTTGTATTTGAGTTTTAACGACCCGACTACGCAACACAACGACCCGACACGGAAAATACAGGACATCAAGGATGTACTCGACGCTGCCGTAGCCTACCCCGTCGCAGGCTTATCGCAGGCCGACACCTACAAAGACCGTTTAAACGACCTCTTCTCCAAGGGCACGGGCAAGGGGTCGTCAACCGGCTATGCCTCGGTAGATGCTGTTTACACAGTGGCAACATCCCAACTCACCGTGGTCACTGGCTATCCCTCATCGGGTAAGTCCAACTTCGTGGATCAGATTATGGTCAACCTAGCACGGACAAACGACTGGAAGTTTGCTGTCTGTTCCTTTGAGAATCAGCCTGAGATTCACATCTCCCGACTGATGGAGATGTACACCAAGAAACGATTCTTTGATGGCAAGGAACGCATGACCGCTGAGGAGAAGGATAAGGCGTTTAAATTTGTCAACGACCACTTCATCTTCATCGACCACAGCGGAGAAGAACCATCAACCCTAGACTCCATCATTGAGCGCACCAAGGCGGCTATTCGGCGCATGGGTGTGCGTGGTCTAGTCATTGACCCATACAACTACATTGACCTAGTGCGTGATGGATTGACCGAAACAGAGGCCATCTCCTCCATGTTGACCAAGGTACAAAAGTTCATCAAAGCCTTCGACATCCACTGTTGGTTCGTTGCCCATCCATCCAAGATCCAACGAGCGGGTGTGGAACAGCCTCGCCCTGACGGTATGAGTATCAGCGGATCGATGGCGTGGTGGGCAAAGACCGACAACGGCATCACAGTCCACAGGAAGATCGACCATGTAGAGATCGCAGTATGGAAGTGCAGGTATCGGTGGGTGGGTACACAGGGGGAGACTACCCTGCTCTACAACAAAACATCAGGCACATACTCAGAGAATCTAGACTCGTTTTAGCATTTAAACAGTTAATTTTTTGTGGGGTTACGGGTGAGGTTACAGACGTTACAAGGGTGCAAGCCAATGTTTATGCGGGTGTAGTGTTTAAACAAAATGCTCATCCCGGTAGTTCCGGGAATCGAATTAGCGTTTAAACATCAGCGCGGTACTTAACCGGTAGCTCACCAGATGAGCTTCAGTCTTTCTTTCTAGTAAAGATTTAAACAAGAAAAAGGGCAGGTAATTCCTGCCCTTCTTACTTTGCGCTGAAAACAGCCCTATGCAGCGTCTCGTAGCACCCTAAATAATAGGGCAGTCCATCCTGCATTCGGGCGATATGCCAAACCTTATTGAAGTAGATGTACTTACCCCTCTTGGGTGGAACTTTGACCACTTCCAACAAGATGGGGTACTTCGACTTAGCGGCTCGGACATACGGACAGTCAATCGCCTTGACTTGTGAGAACACTATTGCAGATCTCTGCGTAGCGGTTGAGATGGTCAGGCTCAAGGTAGTTTTTAATATCCTCAAGCAACTCCATCATCGCAGGTGCAGCAGTGATCAGCCTAGTGTTTAAACGCTGTGAATGCATTGTCATAGACCGGTTGGTGCAGTCTGCGATCAGGATCTCACCCAATTGCGTGTGCGCCCAAACGGTGGTTTTGTTGGTGTGATACCAACTACTGGTTTCTATTGTCATGTCATCACCTACAGAATCGGTTGGTCAGCGGTGGCTCGTTCAAAGGCATCCTTGGTATCTTCAATGAACATGGCGACCTGATCAGTCGTGTTGTTCTCTACCAAGTACCACACGGTGATGTCATCGACCATCCACTGATTCTCGACCTTCAAGGCGGCAATGACCTCCTCATAGGTCATGTCATCGGGGTAGTCGGACAGCCATTGATTAAGGGCAAATTGTTCTGATAATTTCATTTTGTTTCTCCTGTGCTTAAACCTTCGGGTATCTCTACCTCGTCACCTAATTTGCTTGCAACGTAGCAGCGCATGGCTGCAATAAGAGGGTGATGCGGGTCGCGCCCATAAAAACTCTTGTTGTAATTGAAGTCTTTTTGCGCCACCCAATGGTCAACAACCCAACCAAGTTTTATCTTCTCTCGCTCAATAATCGGCCCACCTTGTGACCAGTCGGATAAGAAACCTCCCTCTTGATGACGGTGCAGACTATCGCAGTATTCGTCCGATAAATGTATTCCGTCGGGCGCAAGTAATCCTTCACACTTCGCCACTGCCCAGTCAAGGGCGACTCCTGTTAATTCTGCTGTCTTCATTCTGTATCTCCTTGATTAAATAATTCGGTTAACACATGACCAACTATCGCCGACCCATACATGAGCATTAGCTTGGATAGATATCCATCCATATCCCATGCAACTGCAAGCACAAGCACTGCCTGTGCTGCCATAAAAACCATATACCGTGCGTCCATTTTCATTCTCCTTTAAGCTGCTAATTTGATTTGTTTAAACGATGCATCACCAAGGTTGCCACCGTTCTCAACTACCACCGACTGTGTGTAGACCCTTGACACATCGCCACCTATGCCCACACCCACTGTGGTGATACCAAGGTTTTCTCCGCTGATGGCCTGTGCCCTTGTCGCCTCGATGTGACCGTACCCATCGGTCAGGACAAAGACCACCTTGCGTGACTCAGGGCGAGCGTACAAGATCTCATGGCTGTAGCGCAGTGCATGGTAGTCATTGGTTGACCCTGATGCCCTGACCTTAGCCAACAACTGCACAGTGGCAGGTACAGGCTTGGTGAACTCCTTCAACACTGCAACGGTTGACCCAAAGCTGACGATGGCTGTCTTGACCTGCGCCCGATTCAGGGTATCGAGCAATGCAGCAGCAGCGTTCAGTGCCTGTTGAATGCGGGTTACAACCACTGGGTTACCGTCAGCACCCCTGATAAGGTGTTTGTCCCACATTGACCCTGAAAGATCCAACATGATCACCACCGCAGAGTCCACACCCTCAGTCTCAAGGCGGCGTTTAAACAGACGGTCAGATGTCTTGATGTTGCAAAGGGATTTGACATTGATCGATCCCGCACGGCGGTTGGTTTGGAACTCGTCAGTGCCACTGTTCTCGAACAACTTCTTCACCTCAAAGCGCAGTCGTGCAGGTACATTGATATCGATCTCGAATGCATCGGTATCGCGTGTGTGCTTCTGTGCGCCCCGCACTTCTTGGACGGAGTAAGTACCGCCATAGCCTTGGCCTTCACCCAGTTTAGGCTCGACCTCGACAGCCTCGGTTTTGTCGGTTGGTGCTGTTGCCTGACCCACGCCTTGACCTTGGCCTTGGCCTGCGCCATTACCTGCGTCTTCACCCTGTTCTGTGCCCTGACCCTCACCTTCAACTCTTCCGTCCTTTTTAGACCCCTGTGGAGGCTTTTTAGGGGCATTCTTTGACAACCCCTTCAACTGGTCATGTACCCACTTCGCAAGCTTGAGGGTGTCAGTAGAACTTTTGCAGGTGTCTAAACGTTTAAACGCTTCCTTGAACACAGGCTCAAGGCCATTAGCCAGTGGGCACTTAACTGCCGCATGGTCACGCAGGTAGACCGCCAACACAAACGGATACTGGCGAGGATCTGCCCAGTCCTTAACTGTATCGTTGGCCTCGGTTGCCATGCTGTTAATGAGAGTCGAGAGCAGCGGGGCAATGTTGCCTGTCAGCCCTGCCTGAATGCCTTTGCGTTCGATCCATGCGTCCTCAATTGCGTTGTGCAACTGGCTCACATACTGATCCATTGAGCGAGCATCGAAGTCGGTGTACTTGCGGTGCAGCAACTCATGGATCACAAAGCCGATGTACTTGTCGAGCAGTGCCTGAGTCACAATTGCATCGTCAGCCACCGATGACAGGATGATGTCTCCTGCCTTGTTGATAGCAGCGGTGGTGATGCCATTCATCCACTCGATGGTAATCTTCATGCCCAAGTCAGCAGCGATCTTGTGTGCTGCCTTCTCTACGCCTTGGCGGAACTGGATACCGTTAATTCGTTTCATTGTGTGCCCCTTAAAATGGTACTTCTGTTTGCTCTGTGATCACTGGAATCACTGGAGTCGGAGTCGGAATATCTGCCAACAATTTCTCGATGTAATTTGCGCTGATATATGCCGACTTGATGCCTTCGATGGCAGTCGCTGACTCGGACGGTTGACGGTGACCGATGGACGCAGCCCATGCCTCATTCACTCCCAGTACAGCCACTGAGCGAACAAAGGCCATCACCTGACGGATCGATGGTGCATCCACAATATCGCCTGATGCTACCTTGGCACGGCAAGCGTGAACTGCCCTGAGAATGTGTTCTGCCAACTCAGGCTTGCAGCCAGTGTGACGGACAACGGCCTCGACCTCGGTGTCGATGTCCATGTGTTTAAACGCTACCACACGAGCGAAGCGGTCAGCCAGTGCGCTGTTCATGGATCGAGTCCCTGCATAGCGTCCTGACTCGTCACCGTTGGTCAAAGTATTGTCGGCAGCAAAGACCAACACAGCAGGGGCACGGCGGCGAACTGACCCACCGTAGGAGACAGCACTGCTTGGCTCTAGGAAGCCATTCAGGGTGGCTAAAGCCGCAGGATCTGCGTTGGTGATCTCGTCCAACAGGATCAAGGTGGCAGGGGTAGTAAAGGCTCTCAGGAAGTCACCCTCCTTGAACACGGTATCGCCATTCTCAAGGCCAACTGACCCGATGTAGTCTTCACTGGTGGTGTACTTGTGGAAATTGATCCGGCAGTATCCACGGCCTGTTTTAGCTGCGAACTGGCGCACTGTCTCAGATTTGCCTGTACCTTTTTCGCCACCGAACCAAAGGTTTTCGCCTGTGGTCTGAGAGAGCAAAAGGTGCTTGAGAATTCCCTTAGTCCAAACAAAATGGGGATCGACAGAGGGGGTACTGGCATCGTTGTAGATGTCAACCATCAACTCATTGCCCACGGCATCGGTCACCTTGACCCCGAACACCTCAGAGACAGGCAGTGAACCCTGCTTGGTGACGCTGACCATCGACCCGATGGCAGCCTCTGCCCCTGCATCCTTGACGGCAACCTCGAACTGTTTAAACGCAGCAGCGATCTTGGCGGTGACCTCGGTGGCGATCATGTCGGCGGGGATCATGTCGCTGATCTTTGACACCTCGCCCCGCATGGCCTTGATGTCTGACTCAAGGCTCGAATACAGTGATGAAACGTGAATTTCAGCAGCTAAGGCACGGTCACCCAAGCGGTTGATCGCAGTCGATGCATCAAGCGCAGTCTGTAGGGCACGGTCAGCCACATCGGACGCAACAGCGTTGTGGTGGTCAATGATTACCTGTTTTGGAGACGTGCCTGACACTGCAAAATGGGGCGAGGCGTTCTTGATTTGTTCAAGGGACAGCGCACCGTTGCGGATACTTGCAGCAAGCATAGTCACAGCAGCGGCCTTGTTTATCCAGTCAAAAGCGGTGTAATTCTCCAATGCGCCACGCAGCACTGGTGCGGGAAGCTGAGACAGATCGATGGTGTAATCGTTAGCCATTATTGAACTCCTCTCAACTGAAATTCTGCGTTGTTGCAATCATCGTTGTAGCAAGATGGCAAACCCTGAGCAGCCCACTTAGCACTCAAGCGAATGCTATAGCCACAGCAGGGGCACACAGCCTTGAGCATACGAGTCGTTTGCACCTTACGGTTGGAGACGGTCAGCGCACCGTGAGGGTAAGCACCCAGTGAGTCGATGATGTCAGAGAATGCAGCCTTGAACACGTCACCGCCAGTGGTGGCCTTGTACCCTGCTTTTCCTGCGCTTGGCAGCAGGTGCATAGCGTCAGCGGCCTTCTTAAAATTCACACCGTGATTCATCGCCCCTGCGGTGGTGTGGCACAACTCATGCACCAAGACATCCATCACACGGTATGCGTCCGCTAAGGTGGGGGAAACCATAATCTCCATGACCTTGTCCGCACTGGCGGTATCTGCCCAACATTCACCGATGCTGCCACTGCGCTTGGCAGTCAAAGGAAACCCGCAGGTCACCCGAATGTTAGCGGCTATCGGTGCGGCCTTGGCATCGAACACGGCACGGAATTCTTCTACAGCAGCGTTCAGCCACTCTTCCCTCGTTGCATAAATCTTTTCCATCTTATCTCTCCTAGTGGTAGGGCAATATCGCCCACAAAAAAATTCTACTATCGTTTAGTTTAAACCGTCAAGCTTTATTTTCAGGCACTCAGCGTAAGTGCCAGTAAAAATAATCTTGTAGCTTGTTCGCAACACTTCGCCCTTGCAGACAATGACATTGCCAAAGGCGTTGATCTGTGCGGTGTACATCATTCGCCCCCTAGTACTTCGATCCAATGACTGCGAGCATATCGCCGACCATTGCCGAAATGTCAGTGAACTTTTCAAGCCGTTTGAGAGACACGAATTTGGTATCCCCTGACTCTGCGTAGTCACCCTGCACAAGAACACGGTCACCTGACCAGTGCCCAATCAGGTCGTGAGCAGGGAAGTCGCCGCCTCCACGAGCGTTGCTGTTTGCCAACAGTGCGAACAGTGCGGTGCTAGTGCTGCCGATGTGCCCCACTTGCTCGTACAGCTTGAGTCCATTGTCGATGGCGTGAGGCTCAATAAATTCTTTTTTGTCTAGGTTGTAGACCTTGTGGTATTGCCCCATGATCACACCCCCTTTGCGTTAATGTGGCCTTGCTCGATCAGAGCAGCGGCGGTGCGACCGAACCATCCTTGCAGAGTCCAAGCCATGCCAGTGTCCACAAGGTGCTGCCAAGCTTGCAAAACCTGATCTTCTGACTCAGCATCAATGAAGCCCTCAGCGATACCAACAGCGGTGTAATTGTCCATTTTGATTCTCCGAAACAGTGCAACATCGCACTCACAAGCCCTGATCCACAGGGCGAGTGGCTGCTATTTCACAGATTTGATCAAGCCGTTTTCCATCACTACATTGGCAAAGAACTCACGCCCTTTGTGGGTGATGTGTGGGCGATTTGCCCCTGTCAATGTGCCGCTGTCCTTGTACTCAGCACCGAACATCGATGTCTCGATGTAGCGCAGTGGCTTGCCCACTGCCTCTTTCATGGCCTTCTTAGATTCGTAATTGAAAACTAGCATTTTGATTCTCCGGAACAGTGCAACATTACACTGGTAAGCCCTGATGCACAGGGCAAACCGCTGAAATGTTAGGCAGCGTACAAGGTGTTAAAAACCTCGTACAGACCGACTGAATTCAAAGCCAAGCCTGTAGCCACTGCCACTAGCATGGAGAGGTTGTCTATAGTGCCTGTGTGGGCTTGCTGTTTAGCTGCCTCGTAAACCTTAGCTGTGTGCAGTGCTTGGATGATGTCGTAGGTGGTCATTTTGTTTGTCCTAGGTTGTAAGCGATATTGCTTAGGAACGATTATAGATATCGTTTTGTGTAAACAGCAAGCTTTATTTACGGTGTCAATCTACAAAATTGCTACTGTGGTTTTATACAGTGGTGTGAACTGGTCAAGGGGATCAATAACAGTATGCGCCCGTGCGTAGCAGGGTTCATGCCAAGAGACCGAAACAGGGCAAACACTGTATATACATACATGGCTCTAGAATCGATTTAAAGGGGTCATTTGGCGACTTTAGGCATTTTGGCTACCCTGCCCTCAAAAAAAAAAGATCGTGCAGCCAGCGCCGTTTTCACTGTTTTGGTGCATTTGTTATCCACAATTTGCGGTGGATAACTTTACTTGTCCACAGGTCTGTGGATAACATATAATGCGAACCGTGCTGTATGTACGATCAGTACTGTACAATTCCACAGACAACTGTTTAAACATAGGAGAATGCTATGGCAACCACCACATCGATAGAGTACTTGGAATCACTGGAGTCAGCAGACGATGATGAGGGTGAAGACTCACTGGGCACTGATGATTTTGAAAACCCCGAAGGCGAAGCCGAACAGCTTGCCAGTACTGCAGACGCACCAAGGGTGAGATCAATCAAAGGTAGACAGCTAACAGGGAAGCAACAGGCATTCATTGCAGCCAAGATCAGTGGCATGAGTAACAGCCAAGCCTATAGAGAAGCGTACCCAACAGACGGAAGCAGTGACAGGGTGATTGCAGCCAATGCATATAGGCTAACAAGGCATCCACTGATAGCACCAGTGCTTGAAAGGGCTTGGGAAGAGACAGTCGAACACCTGACGGAAGACGCTGCTGCCACAAAGCGGTATGTGTTGAAGTCGTTGTTGGCACTAAGCAAGACCGCCAAGCAGGAAGGCTCTCGATTAAAAGCACTGGAACTGATGGGCAAAGCAGTCGGCGTGTTTACACCAGTCACCGATACAGTCGTGATTGCACCAACAGCAGATCAATTGAAGAAGGAACTATCAGGGCATCTCAAGCTGCTCAAGCGTGATGCGTGATGCGCTACTCTCTTC